GTATAATAACGAAGTGGCTCCGGGGGAGACTAGGGCGGTACAGGAATTATTGCCAGACGAAAAGATTCAAACCATACAACCATCATGGATGCCGTGTAGTTATATTTGTAAGGGAGAATAATGAATGATTTGTCATTTGATGTTGAACCCAAGAAAGAATCAGAGTATGCTCTGCCGCGAACGCTGATGCCGTTTTAGGAATATGGTGTATATATAAATGGACTCCCATAACGAAACCGAATGGCTTGAACTTTTTCTACGGTTTATCAAATTTCTTCGGATAGACTCCAAGCATATTGAATCCGAGGGCACAACGGGCGCTCAGTTCCGTCTTTGGACTTCGCAGAATATGTTCCTGAGCGAACTTGCCAAAGGCTTGAGTCGTGGCGTTAGGGTATTCTACTTTTTGAAAAGCCGTCAGCTTGGTGTCACCACGATTTCACTTGCAGTAGACATATTTTGGATGGCGATGCACCCCGGCACCATAGGGTGCTTAGTTATAGATCGTGAAGATAACCGCAACATTTTTCGCTCTGTAATACGCCGTTACATCAAGAGCTTTCCCAAGGGATTTTTTGGAAAATCTTTCGAGATTATGAAGGGCGGAGATAACCGTAACTTTATCCAATTCACAAACGGCAGCCGCTTGGATTTTCTTGTCGCTGGGACTCGTAAAAATACCTCTTGGGCAGAAGGCAAGGGATACGCATACGGCCATTTGACTGAAATAAGCAAGTTTGGCGACTCTCGCGGGTTAGACTCTTTCAAGGAGTCAATGACAGAAACGAATCCTAATCGTCTCTACATATTCGAGTCAACAGCGGCGGGGATGAATCACTGGTATGATATGTATCATGAAGCTAAAAGAGACAAGCTCACAAAGCATTCGGCTTTTATAGGATGGTGGGCAAATGACCTCAACCGAATAGACCGCATAGACCCCCGCTACGATTTATATGGCAGGGAAAAACCAGACGAAGACGAATTGGAAAAAATAGATTGGGTAAAAACATCTTCTGGTATCATCATAACTAAAGAACAGTTGGCTTGGTATCGCTGGCGTAAGTCGGATACTTCCCAAGATGCCCTACAGTTAAACCAAGACCAGCCGTGGGATGACAAAGAGTGCTTTGTACAGTCCGGTCAGTCTTTCTTTGATTCTACAATGATAAACAAAGACATAAAGATACTTTTGGATGTAAAGCCTCCATTTTGGGGTTTCAAATATCATTTAGGAAAGGACTTCCACGAGTCGCGTATGGAAGAAATCAAAGAGCAGGAGAGAATAGATGATGTCGAACTCAGGATGTGGGAGCGTCCGGTTGATGGGGCACATTACGCCATAGGGGTAGACGCGGCATTGGGGCGTAGCGATGATGGAGATAGGAACACGATTGAGGTTTTTAGGTGCTACGCAGACCGCATGATTCAGGTATGCGAATGGGCGAGCAGTATTGATGATACTAGGCAAACTGCATGGGTATTGGCATATGTGGCTGGAATATACCAAAACTGCCGGATAAATATAGACGTGACCGGAGGTCACGGCATTGCCATCATGAACGAATTAGACCAACTTCGCTCGCGCATGAGGTCAGAAATGTATATGAACTTGACGGGCAAGACGAGTTGGGATGACTTTTTGGCGAGTGCTTCCCATTATCTATATCACAGACCAGATTCTCTCGGAGCCGGATATGCTAAGGGGTGGGTATGGACTACCCGGACTAAATGGTGGGCTTCCAACAGCTACAGAGATAGTTATGCTTGCGGAATGCTTATAATAAACAGTTTACACTTGCTGGTCGAAATGAACAATGTCGTCCGTGACGGTATAGATGTGGGGGCATCTATTGCCGCTAAGGGACGGAAAAAGGATGACAGGGTTTTTGCTGCTGTGCTCGCAGAAGTGACGTGGAAGGACTGGATAAGAGCTATGCTCATAGAACAAAATTATACATATGATTCAATAAATAAAGCAGAAACTGCCTCCCACGCCGATAAAATGGCTGACGTTACAAAAAATATAGTATATAATTTTTTCAAACGCCGGGAAGAGGCCGAGGGTGAGTTTGACTCACGGCCACAATGGCAAGTTGACAGAGGTTTAGCATGACAGAAGAATCCAGGCGCAGAGGAAGACCTCCAAAGGCTTTAACTGGTGCTGAAACTGTTTCTGGAGAGTGGGAGCATCCTCCGTGGCAAGACCATATGGAGGAGGTAGATTCTCCTCCAGAAAACCCTATTGTGGGCGTTGCAGAGGAGATGCCCAAAGAGTCATTACCGGATCTCCAATCCTCAGAAAAACTGGATATACCTACACCTGCTTATGTGGGAGAGTTTATCGCAGCTAATATACCGCCCGGCTATCAGACAATGGACTCTGCGCCAGAAGACGGCACAAAAATTGTCGTATCTGAAAATGGACAAGACCAGTGCTGTGTGTATTGGCGTGAGCGCAGGGTAGTAGACAGGAAAAATCTTCGCTACATTAAAAAAGGTGCGTGGACGAACGATTTTACCCGTCTTGATATAGACTTTGAGCCGAAATTCTGGCGTCCATATGTTTCGTCGGATTATTTCCCCGTTGCGAGAGTGAAATGAAGCAAAAATATCGCCATACTTTCCGTTGCCCGGAATGCAGAACCACATTTAAGAAAATTAGTACGGTTCCTGATTTGCAGTGTGCGGCATGTCCTGAATGCAAAAAACAAGAAACACGTCGCGCCCACGCTATTGGAGACGGAGCGGTTTCGGATGCTGACCTAATTGAAACTCCCGCTTTCATACACTCAGACAGATATTCGTGTAATTCATGCTCCAAAATGCTGACGTTTCGCGTAGAACAGGAAGGAGACATGCTTTCTCATTGCTACCGCTGTGGCAGTCAGGACGTAAAGCGTATGGGGACTATAACTTCTGGGACTCCAAAGGGAAGCGAGTCTATGATAAAAGCCTTGGATGTAGTGGCAGAAGGAACTATGAAATCCTACGGAATGACTGACTTGAATTTGCACAGCAGTATGCGTCCGGGAGACTCATGCGCTCCGACACTTCCTCCGGCACAGCAAAAGATGGCGGATAACTTCTTTAACCAAGGTAAAAATCCTATGTTGAAAGGTGTGGACGCTAGTGCTATAGGTAGAAGGGCTATAGCTGGGGCATATCGCGATCCGAACAACCCAGTTGCTATGGCGCACAGAAATAAACTGAGACCGGGGACTGAGGGAAAGTTTGTAGATGCCACGCTTGGCAGAAAATAATCCGTAGATGTGCGATACACGCGACACGGCAAGAGGTATCTAATGATAATTCCGAGTAAAAAAGTAGGTGATTGGGCGCAGGGAATAGTGCATGACTGCTCCGTCTCACTACAGGAGCGCATAAACAGGGGCATAGCATTCCGCAATCTTTATCTCACGGGTGATATGGATGGCGATGCCCAAATTTACAACAAGTGCTTTTCGCACATAGAGTCTCTTGCCTCAAATCTCTATTCTCCCGTAGAACTCAGATTTAATATAGATTATTACGGATTTTCCTCTCCTGTCTTCAAAGCTATGGCTTACGCGGCAACGAATGAATTGCACAGCCAGATAAGGTCATCAAACTGCGATATAAAAATAAGCGAAGCCGTTACGTGGTCTTTGGTGAAGGGTAAAACCCTTGTTAAACTCCTGTGGGGAGATGACGGATTCGAGCCATATCTTCTTCAGCCTGAAATGATGGGAGTTTTAAGGGAAGACATAACCGAATTAGACAAACAAGATGCTTTTTTCCAGTCAACATATTACACGCCAGATGCCTTTAGGCGCTTTTTATCAAATAATCCTGATGGTGAGGAAATATTCAAAAAAGTGGGAAAATATCATGCCTCTAAAGGCAACTCGCCCGCCAAAGACAGTGAAAACAACTTCAAACGAATTATCCTGAGCGGAATTTATCCTGTTGGGTCTTCTGATGCAGCTTCAATATCAGGCGGAAGCAGGAACGTAGTAGACTGGATGAGCAGTCCTGCGCCAGCGTTTTCTCCAAAGATATTAGACAGTCTTATCCGGCTGGATGAGATTTGGGCTAAAGACGACCAAAGGGAAGACTGGACGACTATCCAGGTGGTAGGTGATGTTCCCGTGAACGGAGAAAATATTCATAGAAATATATTTTCCGATGCCTTAGACCCGGATGATACCGTAAAGAAAAGAAAAAGCTACGATGGCAACCCTCTGTCTGGTCATCATCCGTATACAGAATTTTGTGCTAATCCGATTGACTCTTATTTCTGGGGTCGTTCGGAGATGTGCAACATAGCCTTGATGCAGGAATCTATCAGCAAGAGAATTAACGGCATAGGCGCTTTGTTGCGCCGTCAGGAAGACCCAAATTTCCTTTTTACAGGTATTACTGCCAGTGCCAAAGATATTATGGCTAAAATTAAGAAGCCCGGCTGCCATTTAGTGGATAATGGCCCCAATGCCAAAGCTACTCCTCTCACGCCAGACTTGCCAGATGGACTGTTTGAAAGCCTCAATGAATATCTGGCTTGGTTCCAAGATGTGTCTGGATTTCAAGATGTGACTTCCGGCAAGGGTTCTCCAGGTGTAAGGTCTCATGCTCACGCAGAAACTTTGGTGAGGATGGCTTCTCCGCGCATGAAGGATGGGGCTTTGTTAATTGAGCGCCAAGTCGAAGGCTTCGGTGGGCTTGCGCTTGACATACTCAAAGCCAAAATCGCCAAGGAAATGACAGCATGGATAATGCCTAAAGATAGCCTAAAGAGCAAGTTGGCAGCGCTATTTACGAAATTCTCCGAAGAGGAGTTTGATGACCCTCCTGTGCCGGGAATGAAAGCCGTAAAATTCTTACTTCATCAGTTGCCAGATGAGCTGAAGGTTATGGTTGACAGCCATAGTTCGTCGCCTGCGTTTATGCAGGACACCAGAGCGTTATTATTAGAACTATTTAAGGCTGGGGCGATGAGTCCTGAGAAGTTAGTGGAATTGACCTCCCCTCCGCACAAGGACGCTTTAATTGAGGACTTGAAAACTAAAGAAGTCGAGCAGGCTGAGTTTGCTCAGGCTCACCCAGAATTAGCCGCACAACAGCAAGCCCACGCTTCCAAAAAGAAAAAATGATGATACAATTTATTGAGGAACTAATTTAGCTATTCATTCCCCACCGTGTTTCTTTTGATAAAATCAAAAAGACTTTTCTTAAAGTAATTAACTTTTTTCCCCACCTTAAAATGCTTGAGGTCTGGATGCTTTTTTTCTTTCTTATTTTCGCTGCGCCAATTCGCAAGAGTTTGAGGGTCAACTCCCAGTATTCTTGCTGCCTCTTTTGTGCACACGAAGCCATCATCATCTTTCATGGTTAAAAAGTATAACTAATTAATATGATTATGCAAGGGGAATAAAAAGCCCATGCGGTAATTCCCGCCATCTTCCTTCTCTCATCTCTTTGAGCAATAATGAGAACATTCATACACAGAGAAGTATGTAACCTCACCCGTGGAATTACTAGAAGCGCCGGGTGGTAAGATGGAGGATGACATGGCTCGTAGAGGCAAACGCGGCAAACACCGCAAGTAGTCCTTAAACGGATAAATGGGGAGATTGGTAGCGTTCGCGCCTTTCTCCCTTTCTAAAACTAAAGGAACAAACGAAATGATGCCTACTGCTCCCGGTCAACCACAGATGCCACCTACAGTAGCTCCGGCTGCCGCTCATGCTGGCCCCGCCACAATGGGACAGGGGAATCCTGGAAATGTGGCATCAGCTATGATGCAGGTAAAAAATGCAGTCGAAATGTTACAGAAAGCCCTTCCTTCTATACCTATGGGGACTCCGCTTCACGAAAAAGTTCTCAAGGTGACCAGTGAACTGGCAAAAGAATTATCACAAACTGGCGGTGGAGAGAATCAAGCCCTCCAGCTTCAGTCGTTAGTACAGCAGTTGCGCTCACAGAGTCAGCAGCAACCGATGTCAGCTTTATCAAAACTTTACCCGTCGCAGCCTTCTTCACCTGCGATGCCACCCGCAGCAGACGCACCTGCTCAAGCCGCAGCTTAAGGAGTATTTATGGCAGAGACACAGAAAAATAACTTTCCCAAGCCTTATGTAAATCAGAGTAAAAAGGACGATTCCCTTATGGAATATGTCCCAATGGACAATGGTGATATTGGCAGCCGCAAGTCGAACATGAAGGCGGTTTCCGGTCGCGGAGAATCGATGAGCATAGAGCATGTCTCTAATAGGAAGGGAAGTTAATCATGGCTGAAGATGTAACCATGAGCGCGGAACAGGCTAAAGTTCTCCAAGGCGCTTACAATCTGATGAACAAACTCTATAGCGGCAAGGAAGCAATGTCGTTCAAGAAACTGGTCAAGTCCGAAGGGTTTGCCGTTCCTGAGCTTGATACAATTGAGCAGGTGACGAAGCCCTACGATGAGAAACTCGCGGCTTATGAAAAGAAATTCAATGATCTTCAAGATCGCCTTGCCAAAAAGGATGCTGATGAGTTGGACGCCAAAGAATTAACCAAACTCGAATCTGATATTAATAAGTATAAAAAAGAGTTCGGCGTCACAGACGAAGGCGTGAAAAAGGTCGTAGAACGCCTCAAGGAGACAAAGAGCGCCGATGTTGAGGCAGCTTTTGCTTGGATGGTTTCCAAAGAGCCAAAACCTCAGCCTACCAAGTCTTCGCACAACTTCTCGCAGAGCAGGTTTAATGGAAACACATTGTCTGGTGGTGGGGACAGTGAAAGCGTACAGAAGCTGCTCAACGGCAAGATTAGTCAGGATGATTACTTCGACCATGTGGTCAATGACGTTTTAAATAATCCAGAGGATCAATTGGAATTAGGGGGAAAAAACTAATGATTTCAAGACAATTTAATCCCTGTTCTGTTGAAGGTTGCGCACACGGCGCAGGTCAGCGTGTAACAGACAAAGTATCTTGGTGCGTAGAATTTCTCAAAAATTATCCAGAAATTCTGAAAGCACAAGGTTTCAGCCTAATCGAATCCAGTAACCAAAAAACAGCTACTATTTACAGCATATCCGACGCTGTGAACGGGATGTTGGCAATAGCAGCATAATAGGAGACTAAAATGGCATTCCCGAATACGATACAAAGCCCAGCTATAAGCGGTCTTACGCCCGGTGGAGCTTTAGGGGCACAATTGCAGGCTTTAACACGCCGTGCTGTAGTTCCCTCTGTATTCGTACAGATTTACCAGACGCATCCGGTTCTTTCTGCATTCCTCTCGAATGCTCAAACTGCTCGCGGTGGTTTCTCACAGATTACTATCCCGGCACAGGGTGCTTCCTTCGTACAGTTCGCTTGGGGTTCATTTGCTGGTGACTTCGCGCAGCCTTCTGATGTAGCTGCCATTCAGGATTCCTATTTCAACCTCAAATTAGGTATGGTTCCGATTGGGTTCTACGGCATGGAAGCGATTGTCCAGTCGTCTGAAGTGATCGTACCGAAACTCAAGGCCGTGATGTCAGATTCCGCTGTTGTGATTAAACAGGCGATTGCACAGGCTCTTTACACAAATAACTCCACCAATGCATATGCCATTGATTCTCTCTATCAGGCATATGATGACGGTACGAACGTAGGTTCTTATGGTGGTATCTCTCGCACTGGCAACTCGTGGTGGGTAGGTCAGTACCGTCCTAACTCTATCGGGATAACTAACCGTGCTGGTTTATCCACCGCTATTTTGCAGACGACTACTGGTGCGGGCGGCGAAGCACCTTCATTCGTAGTTATGAATCCAGCAAACTTTGCAACGATTCTAGCGGATTTCATCTCTGCTGAACAGTATGTGACTGGACCGGGCAAGAAATACGGTGATGCCGAGTAAATAAATTTTTCGTTCCGTGGGGTTTCAATCATG